TATCTCTTATAGCAATCCTGGTGATAGAATCTGCGGGCTCAAATAATAGTGCTCTCATATTAGCGCCAATGCCCATGTTAAATGGCCTTTCATAGAAGTTTGTTAGTAACAAATTTTTAATTGAATTGCGAAGAGCAGCATCATCTCGTAATGGCATGATGTCTTTTCTAATTGGGTGCAAGGTTAAAGATAAGTCTAAATCAGACCATTGCTTAGACCTAGAAACTCTAGAAGAGTTTACGCCTGGTGATACTCTTTTATCTGCTTGTATATATGTAGACATATAACTATTTATACCTCTTGAGCTGCAAGTTTAGCTTTTCTTCTAGCTAAAGCTTCAGTCGCTGCTTCTTTAAAACTTCCAGCTGCATCGAACTTTGGAGAATTAGCAGCTTTTACTAGGTCATATGTTTCTTTAAATATTTGTCCTTCTTTTTTAAAGTCCCATGACGATGGATATGTATTTAACAATTTTTGTTGTTTCATTCTATAATCTGCCGCTGTCATAGTGCCAAGCTTTCTAATCTCAGTATCGTGATCAGCTCCTACAACATCAGCTAACTCTAAATATAATTCTCCTTTAGTCAAAGTATAGTAACGAGTATTTTTCTTTTTGGCTCCAAACCCTTTAAAGATTCCACCAGCCTTTGAAGAAGATGCAATATACTTTACAGAATTAGAAAACGCTGTATTCATCAACTTTTGGTTTACTTCATATTGATCTTGTTCTATTACTGGAGTAGCAACAGGAGCAACAGGAGGTTCTTCAGGAACTTTAGGTTCTGATGGTTCTTCTTTAACTGTGCCATCAGGTTTTACTTCAACGTTAGGAATTTTAGCGCAAACGTCAGCTTTAGCAGTATCTAATGCAGATGTAAGCGCATCAGGCCCGATGCCCAAATCGGCTATCAATGAATCAAGCGAAGGAACTGATGCTCCAAACTTTTCTTTCAATTCAGCTATCTTACCTGAGATATCAATAGGGTTACTCAAACCTAACAGCTCATTAACTTTAGTTTGAAGACTTTCAACGGCTGGAATAGTAGGTTTAAACGAAGTCAGATCAGCTTTCATAGCAGTTAATTTAGATTGCATAGCCCCAAGCTGATCTTTACCTCCAGCTAAGAGACCATCTAATTCTGCTTGCTTAGCCTTTAAATCATCTAAGGCTTGATTATTACCACAACTCATTTATATCTCCTATGTTCCACTAATTGGTGCAGTTGTTGCTTGTGTTGCTGGATTTGGACTTGCTGATCCGCCAGTACCTGGAACTTCTGTATGCGTATGAGTATGTAATGTAACGGTATTAGATGTAATATTGCCAGCCGGTAGATCAATACTTCCTGTAGGTGAATCCAATGTCATAGAAGTAAGAGCGTCAATATCCATTGTATTAGCTGATGTTGTTTGACTACCGATAATACCAATAATCTGATTTGTATTAACGCTTAACGTATAATCTTTAAGAGAGGTATGACTAAATGTACCAGCGTTCATAACACTAATATTATTCAAAACAGTCGTTCCCATATTATTTGTTATAGCAGAAGTAAAGTCATTACCAACAGTTAACAGTTTATCGTTTATCGTATTAGTAGTAGAGTTATTCATAACACTTAGGTTATCATCAACACCAATATTAGTAGATCTACTTCTGATAACTTCTGTTTCAATATTACCACCAATCTTCTGTTGTAAAGAACCTTTGATATTCATTGTCATATCTTTCTCTACTTGAAGATGATAGTTACCATAGACCATCTGTCTTAAATCACCATCAACTGTCATACTACAATTGCCTTTGATATGGATATTCTTATTACTAAATACTACTTCATAATCATCACCAACAATTTTTACGCTGCGTGTACCATCGTTATAGATTTCTTCGTAAGATCCAGCAGTATGCGATCGTTGTGTACGTTCAAATCCTGGTGTGTCATCGATTTCTGTTATATGCCCGGACTCTGATTGATTAACTTTATTGTACGGATAATCAGGAACATGGCCATTCAATGGAGGGAGTTCAGCCCAAGGAGTTTCTGCATAATATGCATCAGATTTATCGACAGATACAGAAGGAATTTTAGGTGGAACTGCTACTTGAATAGGAGAAATTGCTGTGCTTGGAAGTCTCTTATCTAAAGCATCGCTTACTTCATACTTACTTTGTCGAGCCGCGAAGTTTACATCTGATTCTGTTTCATATTCTGATAACGGATAATCCTCTCCAGTGAAACCTAAACTCTTTGATCGAGGAGAATTCTTAGATGCAATAGAGCCCATGATAATTGGATCTTGCGCTGAAGCCCCATCTCTAAAAAACCCTACAACCCATGAACCTTCCATCAAACCATGTGGGGTATCACCTATACCAGATGTGCCAGATGAAGTTGTGGGTAACATGACAGTAGCCCACGGTAGATCATCAACACTAATAGATCCTGTATCTTCTGTATGAAATCCAAAGCATCTAACTTTTACTCTATTCATTTCTTCAGGATCAAATCGATCTTCTACTACTCCGGTGAACCAAGTAAAACCACCACCCATAAATTGATCAATATTATTCATTTTCCTTCCGCCTTATAAATATCATCTAAATCACATATAAAAGAATCTTTCTTTATTTGACAAGACATGATATATTCATTTCCAAATTTATGAGCTATAGATGTAACAATATAGTACCCTGATACTAATTTATCTTTAGCTGTTTTTTGAGCCTCAATCCTAGTCACGTCTAATTCAATTTTATCTCCAACGCTAAGTTCAAAATCTCCAGCAATATCAATTGTGACAGTCATAGTATCTAAATTGCTGATATACGCTCCGGCTTTTAGCATCGCTGGATTTGAAGGAGTGTGATAATTTGAAAACCCTTCAAAAGATTTGCTATTAAGAGATACAAAGTAGCTTTTTGAATTGGAATATTCTTCTATATTTCTATCATCAAATTTTACTGATTTACTAAATGGGTTATTTTTATTTAACTTTTGATTGCCATTATAGTTATATGTTGGTGTACTATATTGCTTATTAGCTATATCAATAGTGTGCAACGTCGAAGCATATGCTCCTTCTGAAGATTGAATATATTTAGACATTCCATAATCAGAGGATAGCTTTCTTATCTTTACTCTATCAACTTCATATTTGCTATCACTTCCAGGAACTTCTTTAGTAAATGGTCTATGGAAATATTTATCATGAGAATCTTTTTGTATCATGTTTTCGTATGAATCAAAAACAACACCTGACTTTAAAGTTTCATAAAAATAAAATGGAGTTGAATTATCGAATGCATTTTTAGTTAACCATGCGATTGCATACAAAGGTCTAAACTTAGGGATTATACCTTTGATACTATCAGTAGTATCTGTATTAATAGTTAATTCTTTTTCAAGAATACCTAAGTCGTCAATGCAAATTTGTTTTACAACAGGTCCAATAGCTCCCTCAAAAGATCTACATACTGTTTTTAATTGATTCATATATGCATGCTTTGATACACATCGTAAAGCGTATGTTGATTGTCCAGGCGCCGATTTAGAAAAAGAATGAATCTCAGCAATGTATATTTCTTTTCTATAATGCTGGGTATTACCATCTAGGGATTTGCGACTAAACGCTATATCTATCTTTTCATTACCTGAAATTTTTAAAAGTTCTAAGGTATTAGAACCATCCAAAACATATAGTTCATATTCTAAAGATGAACGATATAAACTTTCAGTTATATCTATTTTTTTAATAATATCTCTAATATCAAATTCAGTGCCAGCGTTAGTTGTTATTTGACACTTGTCAAGATAGAAAGCACTAGGCAATATTGATTTACCATTTTCTACGAAATCAGTCATTATTTAATAATCTCTGGTATTCATCTACAAACGCTCCAATATATCTCGGATCAATGATTTTAATACTAGAACGAGCTTCATTAGCTTCAAATAAGTAGCTGCGATTTGTTTGAAATTCTAGGATATTAGAAACAGTGCCACCTGGAATAAAGTTTGCATTGGTTTCTTGTCTTCTATCTCCATCTCCAATCAAGTAATATGAGTGAGGAGCATCAATATAGTTATAGACGTCATAGGTGTTAACATTATCTTGATCGGTAGAACCATTAACATTTTCAGTAGCTGTCGATGGTCTACCATATCCACCGGAAGATCCGATGAATGCACCACTTACATCTTGAAGTACAAGCTGATTCATATCAGTATTCTTTTTAACTAATGTTCCTGTTGCTCCAGAAGTAGTACCAGTTATAGTTTCGCCTAATGTAAATCTACCAGCAATTGAATTTGGAGATAATCCAAAAGCAACCCCAGCATCTCCAGAATCTCCAGGACTTGGCTTAGTAGTAATAACCACACCTTCATATTCTTCTGCCATATAATCATGTAATTTTTCTTGACTCATTGGCCATGCTGCTAAGCCATCATGTAGGAAATCGTTTATAATAAAGAATGTCCAATAATATTCGGTAGTACCATATAATCTATACGATACTAAGTCAGGTCTTTCGCCGTTCTTTACTTGATAAAACGTATAGGTATTTAATTCATCAGCAAACGCTTTCAATGGCCGCACATGTCTATAAATGTTTACTACGTTTTGAAATATACCGTTACGATCAAAGTCATATGGTATATTTGGAAATTGCTTAAAGAAGCTCATCTTATCCTCCTGCCGATGGTGAAGTTGCTGATGAATCTTTACTATCGGAATCGCTAATATACATTAGGCCATTATCAGGATATAAATCATCTCTTGTTATAGCTCGTACTTCTTGGAATGTTAATGCTACATCTATTTCTACAGGAGCTGCGCCATCACTGTTTTTGTGAAACGAATTTCCGGTAGAGTTATATGTTGCAGTCATATTAATAAGATATGTGTCAATTATGCGTGGCATATATTTATTAACAGATTCTCCATTCATGAATTTTACTTTCCATGTTGGTGGATATTCTAAAGACCCAGCTCCAAGATCCTTAGGATACAGATATTTTCTAAATATATTTTCAATGTCTCTAGCTGTAACTGATTCAGCAGCCGATTCCGGAACTAGCTTAAACGCAAATGCGAATGATCTAAGTACTGTACCATCAAAAGTCATTGTAGTATATGGGTTAACTATTACTCCGCTTTCCAGCTCAGCAATTTGGCCTGATGCGCCAGTGATTCCACCTAATCCTTTTGCTGCTTTGGTAACTTGCCCTATAACATCAGATCCAGTAATTTCGTCAGTTCCTGAAGCAGCCTTGGCAGCACCAGCAAGACCTAGGTTAGTAGATCCATAAGATGCTCCGTCTGCAGAAGCTACTCCCTGTGGCATAAACAAATGAATTGATTTAAAGTCAGGAGCTCCTTTCCTAGCCATGGTAAACTGAACGTGCGGGAATCCTTTGTCAATTTTAGATCGCAATGAATCTGGAAATGTTAAGACCTGCTTATCTGGTTTCTTTTCGCTTTGTACCGCCATATCTTTATCCTATATAAATAACTATACAATTTTACTATTATAGAACTATTTATATGGCTTACAAAGGTAGATACACAGTAAAGAACAAAGAAAAATACGCGGGAGATCCTACTAAAATAGTCTATAGATCACTATGGGAAAGGAACGCTTTTAGGTGGGCTGAATCTAATCCTAATATTATAAAATGGAATTCAGAAGAAGTAGTCATTCCATATAAATGTAAGACTGATAATAAAATGCATAAGTACTATATGGATATGTTAATCCAATGGAAAGACGGTGAAGTTTTATTAGTTGAAATTAAACCAGCTAAACAAACAAAGCCACCTAAGAAACCTTCTAGGAAGACTAAGAAATATATTAATGAGGTAACCACTTATATTAAAAACACATCTAAGTGGTCTGCCGCTCAACAATACGCCAGCCATAAAGGTTGGAAATTTGAAATATGGACTGAAGATACTTTAAAAAATAAAGGTATCAAAGTACTGAAAGGATGATATAAATAGTTATATGAGTTTATTCGATACACTACAAGCACAAGCATTTAGAGCTGGCGTTATGGCGAATACCAAATCTTCACAGAGATGGTTTCAAACTAAAGTCAAAGCTTTGAGCGCTCCAAGCAGAACAGCTCTGCTAAAAGACGAAGCTTTAAAGAAAACGGCCAATCCTAGAGTCGGTGATATGATGATGTATTCATATGACCCAAAGCACAAAGCCACTTTACCGTACTACGATAGGTTTCCACTTACTATTATGGTTCAACCAGCGAAGGGTGGGTTCCATGGTTTGAATCTACATTATCTATCTCCCGGAGTTAGAGCTAGATTCTTAGATGAGCTAATGGCTTTATCTCCTAGTAAGATGACTGACACAAGCCGATTAGCAAAGTTAAGGTATGACCTATTAACTGGAGCTCAGAAGTACAAAGAATTTAAACCATGCTTTAAGCATTATCTGATGTCACAAGTTAAATCTCAAATGGTTAGGGTTCCAATGACTGAGTGGGAGATCGCTATCTTCTTGCCAGTAGAACAATTTGTGAATGTTAAATCTCAATCGGTCTGGAGATACTCAAGGAAAACCTACTCATGAACAGCATAGACAATTTAAAAGCTACGTTATCTAAAAAGGGTGGTGTGGCTTTTGCAAATAGATTTCAAATATTCTTTACACCTCCTACGGCTACTTTATCTGCTTTAGCGTCTAAAGATATAGGTTCACTGCTTGGTAGTTTAGTTAGTGGTGGTTCAATAAAGAATCTTATTCCAGATCCTAGAGATATATCTATTCTTTGTGAATCAGTTACTCTCCCAGGAAGAAACATTAACACGTTAGATTATCAAGCAGACAAACAAGCAATTAAAATTCCGTATGGTATTATTAACGAAGATGTTGTAATGTCTTTCATTTTAACTAATGACTATGCGATGAAAAAGATGTTTGATGATTGGATGGAATCTATATTTAACGTTGAAGAATATAGAGCAGGATATAAAAAAGATTTCACGACTGATATTGTTATACAACAACTCAATCAAAAGAATGTTCCAGTATACGGAGTTGTATTGCAAAATGCTTTTCCAACAACCGTGGCTGGAATAACATTGGATAGTAATAGTGAGAACACTATTCAAAAATTAAACGTAACATTTAGTTACGAAAATTATGTACCCGAAAGTGCTATAAGTTCTGCTCTTAGCGGACTTTCAGCAGCAGCAGGGATATTTGGATAATATTATATAGGAGATTATTATGGCTTTACCACAGCTAAATCATGCAAGGTATGAAACAACAATTCCATCAACAGGTCAAGAGGTATCATATAGACCTTACCTAGTTAAGGAAGAAAAGATTCTAATGTTGGCGTTAGAATCAAATGACGATAAACAAGTAATGAGAGCAGTTAAGGACGTTATTAGTTCTTGTGTTTTCGAAAAATTGGATGTTGAAGAATTAGCAATGTTCGATATTGAAAGTTTATTCTTAAGACTGAGATCTAAATCTGTTGGTGAAACTATAGATCTAAAAGCTAAGTGTTCTGAATGTGAAGAGATGAATGAAACAACAATTGCTTTCGAAGAGATTCAAATGCCAATTGTCAATAAAGATGATTGTGTAATTATGTTGACTGATACTGTTGGAGTTACTTTAAAGTATCCTTCATATAAAATGATATCATCAGTTGATACAAAAGATGTTGATAGTGTTGCCGCAGCATTTAAACTTATTATTTCTTCTATAGATTCTATATTCGATGATAACGGAGTATATACTGCTAAAGATGAAGGTCCTGCTGCAATGAACTCATTCGTTGAACAGTTGAACAATGATCAGTTTAAATTGATTAGTGAATTCTTTGAACAGATGCCTAGTCTATCATATGATATGATATTTGATTGCACTAAGTGTGGTCACAGTAATACAACTGTATTGAAAGGCCTTCAAAGTTTTTTTATGTAGGCCTCTCTCATGATAGCTTAGTCAATCATTATAAGACTAATTTCGCGATGATGCAGCATCATAATTATAGTCTAACAGAGTTAGATAATATGATGCCGTGGGAAAGGGAGATATACACTAGTCTCTTGAAGGAATGGATAGAAGAAGAGAACGAAAGAATTAAAAAGGAAAACAAACGATGAGCGATGAAGATAAAAAAACTAGCCACCACCCAGCTGACACCAATGGTGATGGCAAGGTTTCCCCAGCTGAACATGCTATGCATATGGAGTTCAAGAGGAAGGAACTTGAAGATGCCGATGCTATGCGAGATGCACAGCGGAAGATGGC